ATATAGCTAGAATGGGAGCTCACTGTAAAGGGTACAATCGGAATTCAATAGGAATTTGTTATTGTGGAGGAGTAGAAGAAGATGGAAGAACTCCTAAAGACACTAGAACTGAAGAACAAAAAACAGCATTATTAGCTGTACTTAGAACTTTAAAAGCAATGTATCCTGATGCGGTAATTCATTCTCATCGAGATTTTGCAAGAAAAGCATGTCCATCATTTGATGCGACAGAAGAATACGAAAATATATAAATAAACAAAATGGGACAAGGTTATAATGCAAGACTAGATGACACATTGGGAAGTAAAGATGGAAAAGAATCTAGCAAAAAACAATCCATGAAAGATAGACGACACGAATCAGAATCTATGGAGAAAAAAGATCATGATCATAAATATGGATCTGATGCTCAAATGTCATATAGAGATGATGGTGGACATCATAGACATGAAGCAATGAGTAAAGTACTAAAACACATGGGCGGTCGAGGTATGAGTGTAACTGACAGAGGTATTGAAGGATTAGGTGATCCAGATGCTGAAGGTAGATTTATTTAAGTTATGGGAACTAGAATGAATAAGTATGAGGATAAAGAATCAGCAAAAGATGACTATTCTCACGAAAAAAAACTCGGAGCAGATGCTAGATGGGATATGGAACATGGGAGAGGAAAAGATGCAGGAGCAGATATAGACCATGCACATGCTTTAAAAAGAGATGCACATTTTGATGCTGAACATAGAAGAGATAAACATTATAGACATCCTATTCTAAAACATAATCATTCTCCAAAATAAAAGATATGGCTAAGAAAGATATAACTGAAATAAGAGAAGAACCTGGAAGTTCTAACGCGGGAAAATACCCAAATGTAAGCAAAGGAGATTTTTGTGGACCAGCAGGTGGAGCTGCAGAAGGAACTTATCCTGTTAATACTAGAAAAAGAGCTAAGTCAGCTTTAAAACTAGCACACAACGCTCCTAAACCAGAAGGTATTAAAGCGTGTGTTTATAGAAAATATCCTGGATTAAAAAAGGGTATGGAAAGAGGTAAAAGATCATAACATGGAAAAAATAAAAGATATTATAAAACATCCATTATCTAAAACTGTAGCATGCGGTTTAGTTGGTGGATTATTATTAGCTCATAGTCATGAGTTATATGCAGGAATAGCGTTTGGTGTAGGTATAAGAGAATTCTTATTAGCATTAAAATAAATTCAGAAAAATCAAATTAAATGAAAAAAGGAATAGGAACTAAAATATATGAAGTTAACGAAAAACTAGGGATACATAAAGTAACAGATGCTGTAGCAAAGGCAACTGGTAAAAAAGGAGGATGTGGATGTAAAAAGCGAGCAGAAAAATTAGACAACATTCACGCTAAAGTTACAGAGATGTTCCAAGGAAATAAAAACAAAGAATAATGGCTGTATTAAACGGATATAGAGGTAATAAAAACCCTGAAGATGACATTAAAGATATTACGAGTACGTATGATAAATCTATAATGCCAGGTAATGGAGATGACGATAAAGAAGGAAATGGTAATGGAGACGATGGAGTTGTGGTAAAAAAAAAGGAGAAAGTAAATAAAAAGGGAGAATTAATTACTGTTACTAAAACTAAAGATCCTAGAACTGGTAAAAAAACTTATCATAAACATACACAAGGTCCTACTACTATTGACGCTACTGGGCAAATTAAAGGAGGAGGAAAAGGAAGTCTTGATATAGAATATGAAGCTAAACCATTTGAACCTACTGTTGAAACAACACCTGGAACGGAAGGAGATAGTAAACCTTATGTTAAGCCTATTAAAAAACCTTCATTTAAAGAAGCTTACGAAAAAACTGATAAATCTATTCCTTTTGAAGAATGGAGGGATAAAGCTATAAAGTGGAATAAAGATAATCCTCCTAGTCCTCCTAAACCTGACTTAATTAAACTACAACCGCGTCCAGCTGTACAATTAGTTCAAAAAGTAAAAAGTGATATTACTCCATTAAACACAATAGATATAAATACTTATTCTAAAGACGAAAGTTGGACTAAACGTAAAGGAAAGAAAAAGAAAAAATTCGATACTCCTCCACCTAAAAAAGAGCGTAACCCAGGAGGAGAATATAGTACTCAGTCTAGTACTTCGTGTACTAAGGAAGGTAGTTGTGGTCCAGGTCAATTATATTCTAGCGGAATGTTTAGTGCTCCTACAAATAAAGAACGTAGACAAATAAACAAAGGTTTACGTGAAAGTAATAGAGCATCTAGAAAAGATTATAGAGACGCAATGAGTGATGTTCGTTGGCACAATAGACAAGTAGCAAAGAATAGATCTAAGGGAAATCATGGCTATAAACAACATGGACCTGGCTTTAAAAAACGAATGGCTAATTTAAAAGCCCGATTAAAAGGGGCTAGTTAAATGAAAAAAGAAAAGAAGAAATTCAAAGATACTAAAGTTGGGGTTTTTTTAAAAGAAAAAGCTCCTAACATTTTAAATACTATAGGAGAATTTTTACCTGATCAAGGTGCTTATGGTATTGTAAAAAACATTATAACAAGTGATAAAACTATTAAGCCAAAAGATAAAGAAATGGCTTTAAAACTTTTAGAACAAGATATAGCAGAAATGCAAGCGGTATCGGAAAGATGGCAATATGATATGAAGTCAGATTCTTGGTTATCTAAAAATACAAGACCTCTAACTTTAATATACTTAACGGTGTGTATGTCATTATTCATTATATTTGATTCATTACATTTATTATTCGATATGAAAGATATATGGATAGAATTATTACAAACATTATTGGTTACAGTATATGTAGCTTACTTTGGATCTAGAGGAGCTGAAAAAGTATTTATAAATAAAAACAATAACAAATGAGTGTAGTAGGCACAACACAACAACAACCTAGAGTATTTGCACATGATGCATGGGCTTTAGATCAATTAGACGGAGGAGCTTGGACAGAAGGTTTTCCTATAGTAAAACGATTAGGAACTGGTCCTGATGGAGTTCCATATACCTTTGAAAAAAAGGCATATTTTTATAATGTAGGTGGAGGTTTTCATCAAGCGTCTGGAGCAGCAGCTTTATATATAGGAACTGACATGGAAGAATTAAATGTAATTCAAGAAGGAGCGGTAATACAAGGAGGACCAATGCTACCTCCTCCCACGAGAATTACTACTTATTACAACGTTCCAGCAGGTACGTTTATGCCTATATCTGTATTAACAGTGTTAGAATCAACTGCGGTTGCAGGAACATATGTAGATAAAATTTTAGCATTATTCTAAGATGCCTTTAGTAAATAAAAATGTAAATACTATACCGGCTTATAAACGAGTTCAAGGACCTGTGGGACCTCCTCCTGTATTGGAACACTTTATTATTATAGAAACTTCTGCGTATAGTGGTGGTGGTGTAGAATATGTTATTCAAGAAAATCCACCAACTCCAGGGGATAAAATGAAAATAGAAACAGCCCCTTAATAAATAAACAATGGCAAACGAAAAATTTAGTGACTTTACACTTAAAACAGATTTAGCAGACTTTGATGGTTTAGTAGGTTTTGATACAGGAGTACGTAACCTTAAAATATCTAAAGAAAATTTAGGTCTACACTTACCTACAAGATTTATATTAACAGCATATTCCATCACTCCACAAGGAGCGGGAAGAAGTGGTATGTTTTGGAATGGTGGTGTTAACTCTTCTGGATCAGGTACTTCACAAGATGATGGAAGTCTTTATGTATTTCAAGATTTTCAAATAACTAAAATAATACAAAGATGGTCAGGAAGAAATGGTGTTGATATTGATCCTGGTGAAACACTAGCTTATGAATTATGTACTTTAGATCCTCAAGTTCCTGGACCTCCAGCTTCATGGGCAGGTGCTTCAAACAGTCCTACAGCGGGTAATACAACATTGGTAGATAATTTTGGAAATATTTTTGACTTAAATGACACAGATGCTGGAACTTGGCCTTATGTAATATATACTCCATTAGCACCTATAGCTTGTACAGCTGATACTATGTTAACAATGGTTTGTACAGAAACTGGAACAGCACCGCAACAAAACGCTGAAATGATGTTTTGGTTTGATTGCCAATACACATAATGATTATAAATTAAATAAAATAAAATGAATAAAATTAAAGAAGAAGAATTAAAAATAATAAAAGATCAACAAAGCAATTTAGAAGCATTAATTAAAAACATAGGTTTATTAGAAACCCAAAAACATGCTTTATTACACCAATTAGCTGATAACAATAAAGAAATAGAAACTACTAAACATAATTTAGAAAATACTTATGGAGCTATTAATATAAATTTAGAAGATGGTAGTTATGTTGAATTAGACAAGGAAGATATATCTAAGTTAAAAGTAGTAGAAGATGCTAAATAAAATACGCAAAATAAGCATAGGAGCCGATTATAAAAATGAAGCTATGCACTACGCTGTAGGACAAGCTGTTTATGGGGGTCATATTATTTGTGACATTATTGGAGATGAAAAAGATGGAGAGTACTTAATTTATATTAAAAAAGATAATGAAGTATTACCGTGGAAAAAATTTAACTCTAATATGGCGATAGCAGTTGAATTTGATCTAGAATACAGTGCGTAGTTTATATGACTTTATTATTACCCCTTTAGATAAAAGATATAACAATACAAAGATTATTGAAAATAAAGAGGTTATAGTAAATACTAGTATTGAAACTTTTAAATCTATAAGTAAATTAGCTAAAGTAGTTGAAGTTCCATATGCTTGGAATTTTTCTATTAAGGTAGGAGATATAATCTGTATACATCATAATATTTTTAGAAGATGGTATGATGTCAAGGGAGTTGAAAGAAATAGTAGATCTTACTTCAAGGATGATTTGTATTTTTGTGGAGCAGATCAAATATATTTGTATAAAACAAAAGATAAATGGAAAAGCTTCATGGATAGATGTTTTATAATTCCTTTAGAAAAAGAAACTCAAAAAGGAATAGTTAAATATGGTAATACTCTATTAGAAAAAGAGGGAATAAAAGAAGGAGATGTTGTTTCTTTTAAACCTGATAGAGAATTTGAGTTTGCATTAGACAACACACTATTATATTGTATGAAATCAAAAGATATTATAATCAAGCATGAACGTAAAGGAAACGAAAAAGAATATAATCCAAGCTGGACAAATAGCAGTAGAGGAGTTGATAAAAGTAGCGAAAGAAGAAATTGTAGATACAGGGGAGGATGTGTCTGCGGATCGTCTAAAAAATGCTGCCGCAACAAAGAAACTAGCAATATTTGATGCGTTTGAGATTCTTAATAGAATAGAAGAAGAAAAAGCTATTTTAGATGGAGTTAAAAAAGAAGAAATTACACCCGTAAATACTTTTAAAGGATTTGCAGAAAAAAGATCTAAATAATGTATAAGCAAACATTATGGAAAGAAGTTAAAGATTTAATTAATCCTAAAATCTTTAAAAAGCAAAATCGTTTAAAGAAATGGTCTTATGGATATAATCCTGAATATGATTTTATTGTTATAAGTAGAACAGGTAAAATTGGGAAGATTATAGAAATACAAAATTTAAGAATTGCTTTACCTGCTGTAAATAGTCCAATAAAACGTAATGATAATAAAGAAGAACAATTTTGGGAAAAAGCAGAATATCCAAAAGAATTAAAAAGAATAAAAAATAGATTTGATTGGGAAAAATATCCAGTGGAATTTAGAGAAAAATGGTGGGATTATATAGATGAAGAATTTAATAGACGTGAACAAGGTTTTTGGTTTTATAACAATGGTATTCCTACTTACATCACTGGTACTCACTACATGTACTTGCAATGGTCAAAGATTGATGTTGGAGCACCAGACTACAGAGAATCCAATAGATTGTTCTTTATCTTTTGGGAAGCGTGTAAAGCAGATACCCGATGTTATGGCATGTGTTACCTTAAAAACAGACGATCTGGATTTTCCTTTATGGCATCATCAGAACTCGTTAATCAGGCAACAATATCATCTGACAGTAGATACGGGATTTTATCAAAGAGTGGAGCAGATGCTAAAAAAATGTTCACAGATAAAGTTGTACCAATCTCGGTTAATTATCCATTCTTCTTTAAACCGATCCAGGATGGTATGGATCGTCCTAAAACCGAACTGGCATATAGGGTCCCGGCATCTAAACTTACACGCCGAAAGTTGGAAATTAATGAAGAGCTTAGAGAATTAGAAGGATTAGATACAACGATAGATTGGAAGAACACAGGAGATAATAGTTATGATGGTGAAAAATTAAAAATTTTAGCTCATGATGAAAGTGGAAAGTGGGAGAGACCTGATAATATAAAGAATAATTGGAAAGTAACTAAGACTTGTTTAAGATTAGGAAGTAGAGTGGTAGGTAAATGTATGATGGGTTCTACTAGTAATGCTTTAGATAAGGGAGGACAAAATTTCAAAGATATTTATAGTGGATCTAATGTATTAAATAGAAATAAAAATCTCCAAACTAAAGAAGGTTTATATTCTTTATTTATTCCTATGGAATGGAATTACGAAGGATTTATTAATAAATTTGGTTATCCTGTTTTTGATACTCCTAAAACTGCTGTTAAAGGAATTGATGACAACTGGATTAATATTGGAGTGATAGAACATTGGGATAATGAAGTAGATGGTTTAAAAAGTGATCAAGATGCTTTAAATGAATATTATCGCCAATTTCCAAGAACTGAAAAACACGCATTTCGTGATGAAACTAAAGAATCATTATTTAATCTTATTAAAATATACGAACAAATAGATTATAATGAAGATATAAATAATTCCACTCAAATTACTAGTGGAAATTTTCAATGGTTGGATGGTGTAAAAGATACTCAAGTTATTTTTATGCCTAATGTTAATGGAAGATTTAAAATAAGTTGGGCTCCTCCAAGAGAATTGCAAAATCAAGTTTTAGTAAAACAAGGTTTAAAATATCCAGGTAATGAACACATAGGGGCATTTGGATGTGATCCATATGATATTTCAGGAACAGTGGATGGTAGAGGATCTAAAGGATCTTTACATGGATTAACTAAGTTTCATTTAGAAGAAGGACCTATTAATCATTTTTTTCTTCAATATATTTCTCGTCCTCCAACAGCAGAAATATTTTTTGAGGACGTGTTAATGGCTTTAGTGTTTTATGGAATGCCAATATTAGCTGAAAATAATAAACCACGTTTACTTTATTATTTAAAAAGAAGAGGATATAGAAATTTTTCTATCAATAGACCAGATAAAATTTGGAGTAAATTATCTATAACAGAAAGAGAATTAGGAGGATTACCTAACTCAAGTGAAGACATTAAACAAGCACATGCTGCTGCAATTGAATCGTATATAGAAAATCATGTAGGAATTGATCCTAATGGATACTGTGGAGAAATGTATTTTCAAGAAACTCTAGAAGATTGGGCTAAATTTAATATTCACAATCGAACAAAACACGATGCGAGTATTAGTTCAGGGTTAGCACTTATGGCTTGTAATAGAAATAAATATAAACCTATAGCTGATAGATCCATGAAAAAAATAGATTTAGGAATTAAAACTTACGATAATACTGACGTAACTTCAAAGATAATACAAAAAAATATAATTAGTAAATGATTTATACAAACTCAAGAAGTTCTTTTCCCGACCAAGTAGTACCACAAGAGGAGAAAATGAGCGCTGAATATGGTCTGCAGGTTGCACGTGCTATTGAAGGTGAATGGTTTAGGCAAGGAGTTGGTGGAACTAGATATTCTTTTAATTGGGATATATTTCATCGTAGACGACTTTACGCTAGAGGCGAACAACCTATACAGAAATATAAAGATGAATTATCTATTAATGGAGATTTATCTTATTTGAATTTAGATTGGTCTATTGTACCAGTTATTCCTAAGTTTGTTGACATAGTTGTTAATGGTATGTCTGATAAAATTTATGATATTAGAGCGTATGCTCAAGATCCAGCGTCTAGGCAAAAAAGAACTGCTTATGCTACTCGCATTCATAAAGATATTAAGACTAGAAATTATATGAATCAAGTTGAGGAATCATTAGGAATGAATGTTTCGGATACTCAATTTATGGAAAACGTACCTGAAAGCGAACAAGAATTAGAGATTCATATGCAATTAGATTACAAACAATCTATTGAGTTAGCAGAAGAAGAATTAATTTCTAATACCTTAGCTAAGAATAAATATGATTTAACTAGAAGAAGATTTAACAAAGATTTAGTATCATTAGGAATAGGAGCAGTAAAAACAAATTGGAATAGAGCAGAGGGAATAACAGTGGAATATGTAGATCCTGCTTGTTTAGTATGGTCTTATACAGAAGATCCTAATTTTCAAGATATATATTACGTAGGAGAAGTAAAAAATATATCTTTACCTGAATTACGAAAGGAATTTCCAGATATTTCTTTAGAAGAACTAGAAGAGATTCAAAAATTCCCAGGAACTACTAATTATGTACGAAACTGGGAAGGTAGAAATAATAACAATACCGTACAGGTGTTATATTTTGAATACAAAACTTATGCAGATCAAGTTTTTAAAGTTAAACATACTGATCATGGTTTAGAAAAAACTATAGAAAAACCAGATAGTTTTAACCCACCTCCTAATGATAATTTTGATAGAGTATCTCGTTCTATTGAGGTTTTATATCATGGAGTTAAAATAGTAGGACATCCTATTTTGCTTAGATGGGAAGTTGCTCAAAACATGACTCGTCCTTATTCTAATACTTGCAAAGTTAATATGAATTATACGATTTGTGCTCCTAATCTTTACAAAGGAAGAATTGAATCATTAGTTCATAGAATGATTGGGTTTGCTGATATGATACAATTGACTTCACTAAAGTTACAACAAGTATTAGCTAGAACAGTTCCTGATGGTGTGTATGTAGATGTAGATGGGCTAGCAGAGGTGGATTTAGGGAATGGAACAAACTATAATCCAGCTGAAGCTTTAAACATGTATTTCCAAACTGGTAGTATTGTAGGTAGATCTATGACACAGGATGGAGATGTAAATCATGGAAAAGTGCCTATTCAAGAATTAGCAAGTTCTAGTGGGTTGCAAAAAATCCAAGCTCTTATTCAAACTTATGAATATTATCTTAAAATGATAAGAGATGTAACCGGATTAAACGAAGCAAGAGATGGAACTACTCCAGATAAGGATGCTTTAGTAGGGTTACAAAAGTTAGCAGCAGCTCAATCAAATGTAGCTACAAGACATATTCTTCAAGCGAGTTTATATTTAACTTTACGAGCTTGTGAAAATATATGCTTAAGAGTTGCTGATAGTATTCAATTTGATTTATTAAAAGAAGCTTTAGTTAGTAGCATAAGTCTTTATAATGTAGAAACATTATCTGAAATTGAAAATATTCATAATTGTGATTTTGGTTTGTATCTTGAAATAGAACCTGATGAAGAAGAAAAAGCTTTATTAGAACAAAATATTCAAATGGCATTACAACAACAAACTATTACATTATCTGATGCTATTGATATTAGAGAGGTTCATAATTTAACATTAGCTAATCAATTGTTAAAACTTAGACAAAAACAAAAAGCTGAAGAAGATCAAAAACGTCAACAACAAATGATGGAAGCTCAAGCTAAAGCTAATGCTGAAGCAGCAGAAAAAGCAGCTATGGCAGAAGTTCAAAAACAACAAGCTCTAGCTCAAACAGAATTACAAATAGAACAAGGCAAGTCTCAATTTGAAATACAAAAAATACAACAAGAAGCAGAAATTAAGAAACAACTTATGGCTGTACAGTTTGAATATGATAAACAACTAAAAGCTATGGAAATGCAGCGAATGCAACAAAAAGAAAAAGATATAGAAGATAGAAAAGATAAACGTACTCAAATGCAAGCTAGTCAACAAAGTGAATTGATAGATCAAAGACGAAATAATACTTTACCTATCGATTTTGAAACTTCTCCAGTCTCGTCTCAACCTGGTGGTAACCCTTTAATGCCAAATACACCATCTAATGAAATAGAAGAAACTGAGGAAGTAAGTATACAATAATTATATAATATTATATCATGGAACAAGAAACAAAAGAACCTGTTCGAGAAGCGCCAGTAGTAGACACTAAGGTAGAATCTCTTAAGGTTAAAAATAAACCTAAACCAAAACAATTAGCCAAAAAGGATAATAGTCCCGCTAAAATAGATTTAACTAAAACTCAAGATAATGCCGTTTCAAAGTCAAGCACAGTGCACGTGGATGAGAATAAACAAGCCGGAGATGTACAACAGGTGGAAGGCGGAATATCCCAACCAGGATTGCAAGAAGTTACCCAAGAAAAAGAAGAAACGAAGCAAGAAGAGAGTGGGACGCCAAATGAAGAAGTAACTATAGTAAATGCAAGTAATGGGCATATTAATAAAGATAGTGTAGAAAAAAATTTAAAATCTCAACAAAGTAATTCTACTGATCTACCAGAAAATATTGAAAAACTCGTGGAGTTTATGAAAGACACAGGTGGAAATATAGAAGATTACATGAGATTAAATGCTGATTACTCTACAATAGAAGATACAGCATTATTAAAAGAATATTACAAAAGTAATAAACCATATTTGAGTCAAGAGGAAATTGAACTTCAGTTAGAAGATCAATTTGCTTATGATGAAGATTATGATGATGAAAAAACAGTTCTAAGAAAAAGAACTGCTATAAAAGAAGAAGTTGAAAAAGCTAAAAGTTTTTTGGAAGAAACTAAGAGTAAATATTATCAGGAAATCAAGTTGAGACCTGGTACTACTCAAGAACAACAAAAAGCTATGGACTTTTTTAATAGATACAACGACAGACAACAGATAGCAGAAAAACAACACGAAGAATTTAAAAAAGATACTAATCAATATTTCTCTGATTTCAAAGGTTTTGATTTTAATGTAGGAGAAAAGAAATTTAAGTATCAAATTGGAAATCCTTCAGATGTTGCCAATAAGCAATCAAACATACAAGATTTTGTTAAGACGTTCTTAAACGAAGATGGTACTGTTAACGATTATAATGGATATCACAAAGCTATTTATGCTGCGCGTAACGTAGATACTCTTGTTAAACATTTTTATGAACAAGGTGTATCTGATGCAACTAAAAATGTAGTTGCTAGTTCCAAAAATATAAATAAAGAAGCTCGACCAACTGGTGGAGAAGATATTAGTATTGGAGGAATGAAAATTAAAGCGGTAAGTGGAGTGGATAGTTCTAAGTTGAAAATTAATAGAAAACGATAAAACAATAACAAATGGCGTTTACTAGTATGCATGCGGGATTGCAACCTTTTCCCGAGCAGGTAGCATTGACGACAAATTATTTGCAATGGACAGATCCTGGTACACCAGGAACTTTTGCAGATTTTGCTCAACAATATTTACCTGAATTATATGAACAAGAAGTTGAAAGATTTGGTAATAGAACCATCTCTGGATTCTTAAGGATGGTCGGGGCAGAAATGCCAATGACCTCAGATCAAGTAATCTGGTCTGAACAAAATAGATTACACATTGCTTATGATGCAGCTGATCAAGATGCAGTAACTGATGGTTTAATTGACCTTAACGCTCCTGCTGGAGAAAATGTTATTAGAGTTAATCAAACTGTGGTTATTTATGATCCTGCAACAGGTATAACTGTAAAAGGTATTGTAACTGATACTGGATACAATTATGGACAAACTCCTGCTCCAGGTGTTGGTGCTGATCAAATTCAAGTAGCTTTATATAGTGGTAACACTTTTGTAGCAGAAGGAATTGCATTAGGAACTACTGGAATAAGATTATTCGTTTATGGCTCAGATTTCGCTAAAGGAACTGAAGGCATGGGCGGTGGAGTTACTCCAAACTTTACACAGTTCGATAATAAACCAATGATCATTAAAGATCAATACGAAGTTAACGGTTCTGACACAGCTCAAATTGGTTGGGTTGAAGTTTCAACTGAAGACGGAGGTTCTGGTTTCTTATGGTATATGAAAGCTGAATCAGAGACTAGATTAAGATATGAAGATTATCTTGAAATGGCAGTTGTTGAAGGTGAAATTGCTGCTGCAGGTTCTGCGGCTCTTGCACAAGGTGGCGGAGGTACTCAAGGTATGTTCGATGCTATTGAAACAAGAGGTAATGTTTATTCAGGTTTTGCTGGCGCTGCGGCTCCAGGAACTGGTGCATTAGCAGATTTTGATCAAATCCTCCAACAATTGGATAAGCAGGGTGCTATTGAAGAAAACATGCTTTTCTTAGATAGAGCTACAGCTCTTGATTTTGACGATATGATCGGTGCTCAAGCTGGTGGAGGTTATTCTTCAGTTGCTTCGGCTTCTTATGGTCTATTTGATAATTCAGATGAAATGGCGCTTAATTTTGGTTTTTCAGGGTTTAGAAGAGGTTCTTATGACTTCTACAAAACTGATTGGAAATATCTAAATGATGCTTCTACTAGAGGAATGGTTGACAACATCAAAGGTGTTATGATACCAGCAGGTACTTCAACAGTGTATGATCAAATGCTTGGTCAAAACATTAGAAGACCTTTCTTACACGTTAGGTATAGAGCTTCAGAAACAGATGATAGAAGGTTAAAATCTTGGATCACTGGTTCTGTAGGTGGAGCTTACACGTCTAGTTTAGATGCAATGCAAGTGCATTACTTGTCAGAAAGATGTC